GAAAGAGTGATTAACGGCACTGATCACGATTTGTCTATCATCGTGACTTGCCAGGGATGCGTCGCATTGAGGGATGAATTTAGAAAAGAACATCCTGAGGAGGCGGAAAAAATTGAGAACTGGATTTCTTCTTGACATTTGAAACACGAGGGAAAAAACAGTGTTATGCCGGACGAAGGTTCGCACTGGATTTCTTCAACCAAAGATGAAAGAAGCTAAATAATGAAAATTTGGTCAGAAGAAATTTATATGCCTAAACGCAAATTTAGGTTTATGTATTATGGAATTGAATTATTAAAAATAATTGAGTATAAAAAGCAAAATGGGATTTGGCGAAAGATTAAATGAAACCTTATTACAAAGAAGATAACATAAGGAGAATAAAAATGGAAATAGTTTTTGGAGCATTATCACCAAAACTGAGCGAACAACTTGCCGACACAAATATTAGCAAGAATGAGCTTAAACTATTTGATAGAATGGCAGATGCTATTACCCTGTTAAGTATCCAAAGCATAATTCCACCATATGAAGTAGATAAAGCCAGAAAAAGATTAATCACCCGAATTGAAAGGGGGGCACTGTCCGCCTAACATCCAAACATCACTTGCAAAAACCCCGGATGGGTTTTTGTCAAGTGCATGTAGTTGTTAGGCGGCGCGGACTGCTAAAACAAAGGAATTTACCTATGACCAAATGGACAAGAAGTAAGCCTAAATGCCCTAAATGTGGGAGTAAATTAAGTTCCTGGGGATATTCGATAGGTTTGGGAGATAAAGTTGGAATACTAAAAATGTGCTGCTCAAACGATAACTGTGAATGTGGAGAAAATGGCGATGCCTATTTTACTATACCATATCAAGATATAAGATATTTTGATGTACAAAAACTCGTTGTAATTGATGAGGTATATGAAACGAGATATGATTGCTGTATCGTGCCCGGGTGAGCCGGGTAAAGCCAGCAGGACGCTGGCGATTGAAACAAGGCGGGGCTACCAAAGAGCAACCGAAGTAGCGCTGCCTAACAAAAGAATAGACTGACCTTGCAAGCAGCTAAAGTCTGTGCTAAGCCACGAATAAGAAAATGAGCAATGGCATCCTCCACGGCGGGAATTGAACCGGAGATCGGCACATGATCGCAAGGCGAGATGGCGTATCCTACTATGTGCAGTTGAGTCCGTTATACGGCATCCCGATATTTGCCATTGCTTATTTTATTGAGAAAAAAATGTTGACATAATGAATTCTAAATGTTATTTTTTGAGAGCATACTTTACCTCCATTAGTTATGCGAACCGGGCGGAAAGATTTGAGAGTTAACTCAATCAATCCCGACATGGCTTCCGCCCGGTGCCTGTCGGGATTTTTCTTTTAAGGATGAATATGGAAGTTAAAGATTATTTTGAGAACTATGGGGAAGGATGGATTTCTTTATATCGATCTTTAAAAAAGCATTGGTTGTGGCAAGATAAGCCATTTACTAAAGGGCAGGCCTGGATTGATATGTTGATGCAATGTAATCACGCAGACAATAAAGTCAACATCGGGAATGCGGTAATTCTGTGTAAGCGTGGGGAGAGTCTCAATAGCTTGGATACATGGGCTAAAGATTGGGGTTGGCACAAAAGCAGAGTGAAGAGATTTTTAGAACTTTTAAAAAATGATTCAATGATTGATTTAAAATCGACACACAATACGACACACTTAATCATATTAAATTATGATACTTATCAAAAGCATCGAAATGCCAATAGAACGCCAATAGAACGCAAACAGAACGAAGCTGAAACAAAGCCGACACTAAACAATAAAGATAATAATGTAAATAATGAAAAGAAAAGAGATAGTGGCGACAAAAAGAAGTCGCCCAGTCCCGCTGATGTTGTTAAAAATTTCTTTGAAATGCATTATAACGAAAATAAGCGCGATGAAACTTATTTGAAATATGAAAACAGATTTCCTGATATTGAGGAATGTAGGAAATTTTGTGATTACTGGACGGAATTAACCAAAAGCGGCAAAGTTATGCGATGGGAGAAACAGTCTGTTTTCGAATTAGGAAAAAGAATAGGTTATTGGATTAGCCGGCTAAAGGACTTTAAAAAAACCGACAATGGTCAGTATTGGAATATGAGCACGATTCCCAAGCACGGCGAAAAGACACAAAAAGGCGATGAAGTAGATTGGGTGGATAAATATAATACTTTCGTTTATATGAAGTCCGGCGCGATTTTTCAATGGGCAGACGGAATACAAAAATATATTTATCGTTCGGGATAAGAAAAGATGAAATCGAGGTTAAAGATGAAGAAATACCCTTTTAAGATCAGAACTAAAGATTGGGTAATGGCACATTGTACACCAATTAATGTCGCTCCCTGGCTGCCACCTGGCGTAATTGGGGATTATTGGGATGAAGCAAACATTTACTGCTTTCCCCATTTTGATGGATATGTATCGTGGATTCCAGCTGATTTTATTTTATTAAGCGATAGATTTAAAATTGTTAAATGATAAACCTTATGAAACCTCTCAACGAGTCGAGTCGTCGACATAGAGAAATTTACGACGAAATTGAGCGTATAGTAAATAGTAATACCTATGCTAAAAACATGATATCTGACATTGTGGACTACATCTTAAACCGATTAATAACAAAGAAGGAGATCAAATGAAAGCAACAATAATCATAAAATACAAGTTGGAAGATCAGGAAGGCTTGCCCCCCAAAATTGAGCATAAAATAAAGGAATTAATGGAAGGTATCGGGGCAGAGAAGATCGGGAGCGGCTTTGAGGGCACTACCCTTGTTCGTGATTTGGAATACGAAATTGATTTTGGAAATGAAGCCATTAAGGATTGATAATCCATATCGGAGCGAGGAAAATAGGCGATTTGCGAATCGTTGCCGGTTACTTGTAATGGGTAAAGAAATAGAGGGTTGGTATTATGAGCCATTTACATTTAATATCGGTGATGGCGCTACATATACACCTGATTTTCTGCTTGTATATTCTGATAAGTTTGTTGTGGTCGAAGTCAAGGGAAGTACGCGAACCCGGAAACAGCGTAAGGTGAAAGCGTTTGCGCGTGAAGATGATATCATTAAACTCAAAGTACTCAAGAGATTTATGCCATATTTCCAGGTATTATTAGCCTGGGAAGATGGCATAGACAATTGGCAATTCAGGGAGTTTTAATGATTAATACTTCTGAGAATTTGGAAATCGGGATGTTTCGTGTATTGAGCCATTGTGCCCCAACTATTGCGAGTGCCGCCAATCATTGTGTACCAAATATTAATGTATTGTTTCATAATACACCTCACTTTTGGTTTGTGGTTTTGGCCAATTTATAATTGCCTCACAGAGCGCATCATTTTCTGTGATTTCAATTCCTGCCTTGTGGAGCTCCTTGTGTTTTTTCTTTAATCGCCTTTTTCATTTCACACCTTTCCTTTCACAAAGTTAATTACGGTCCGTCAACCTCACTTTAATTTTGATTTTTTTCCAAAATGGACATCGATTAATATAGCATTTCCAGCACGTCCAGATATTGCCACCTTTGCGGTGACAATGACATTTACAAAAAATTAATCTATTTTTCATAACACACCTCACTTTTTTGGTTTGTGGTTTTCGTTGATATGATCTCTAACAAGACGTTTTAAGTGTTGTGCCTTTTCCCCATCCCGTTAGATGACGGCGGGGGTCTCTCGCAAGAGACCCCGACTGGCTCAAGCTATCCGAATTATTCCTGCTGCGATGTAATTGTCAATCTTTTTCAGGCGGTCATCACTGAGTCTCAATTTTGCTTGCTCATATGGCTCAGTGACTAATAACTTATTTAAGATTGACAATTCTTCCTGTATTGCAACAACATTGTAATCCCGGAATTCGGGGTTTATCATTGCTTTCATAATATATACCTCCGTTTTGGTTTGTTAAGTTAGCGGGGTGCCGGCGCACCGGTCAATAATTTGATTACCTTGTCGCCGAAAACCTCTCGGCAAATCTGTGCGGATTTTTTAAGAATGGCGGCGGCATTGGCAGCATCGGCATCGGCATCGGCAGCGGCAGCGGCGGCGGCGGCGGCATAGGCGGCAGCATAAGCGGCATTGGCAGCATCGGCATTGGCAGCGTGAATCCTGTACACGAAAGCGGCATTGGCATTGGCAGCATAAGCGGCATTGGCAGCATCGGCGGCGGCGGCATCTAATTCTTTTCGTGTTGCTTTGCCTTGGCCAAAAGCGATTGCTACCAGTACAGCCTTACGGCTGCGCTCACCTTTCATGAGCTCCATTACCAATTCCGCGCAACGAGCTTTAGCCAGGGTTAAGACTCGCAGATCAACTTTGATTTGCTGCGCAAGCCAGAGCATCCAGTCCCCTCGTTCGCAGGCATTCCAGGCCTCTTCAAAGGAGTCATATTTTGCCCGGAATATTATTGCCTCCGGACAGGGATTATATTTTGATATTTCATATTTCATTTTACACCTCACTTTTGGTTTGTGGTTTCCTTAGTTTTGAGTTAGCGGGGGCCTCTCGCAAGAGACCCGACTGGCTCAAGTCTAACACCATCCACGGGGAGCAATAATAATTACCTCGTCGTCGCCTGGATTAAGTACATATACTCGCGGATTACGCCCTATGGCATAGAGGCGCCGATGATCATCATTCGCGTCGGCATAGGCTCTACAAGCCCTTTTCGCCGCCTCTTTTGTCCCCCGGTACAACTTACGCCACGTGTAGCCTTCAATTTCCGGCGCTTCTTCCTCCAGATTTCTCAAAGATATTGGTCCAATTGGTCCCAAATACCGGGGCAATCCGTCTATTGATGACCAATTAATTACCATGGCTTCGTTGGGATATAATACGATCCCCGATTCTTGTCCGGTCAATTCTTGCAGATAACTCTTTCCCATTGCTTCGATTTTCATTTTGCTCTCCTTGTTATGTTTGGTTTCTATCTTCATCGCACCTATAATAACGACAATTTCCGTCCGAATATTAGTGACGTAGATCACATTGTTGCATTTTGTTTTGGATCGCTTGCTACATAGGCATCGTGGCGATTCCGTACACTATTTTTGTACACCTTAATTAGTGTGATTTGCGTCACATAATAAGTGAGACATGAAAATTGCTTGACAATTTGCGATAAATTGACGTTATTTGCATTAACTGGTTATTGATAGAGCCAGGCAAGATCTACACTTTCCGACCCCACGGATTGGATCAGGTAAAATATCAATTAATTGTCTGGGCGGCGACAGGGGCGGGAGAATTAACTACAATATTAAGTGAGACATTAATGTCACATATAGAGGATTGAATAAATGATAAATCCTAAAAAAAATAAAGGTACAAATAAGGGACATGAAAATTTAATTCCCGCTAAAAAGGGGGAAGTTAGAAATCCAAATGGACGTCCTCCAAAAATTCATTGCATTCCTGATATTCTTAAAAAAATCGGCGAAGAAACTGCGATTTATAAAAAGAAAAAATTTACTAAATTAGATGCTGTTCTCTATAAAGTGTTTGAATTTGCCCTTGATGGTAAACCGTGGGCAGTCCAATTTATTGCAGAACGGACTGAAGGCAAACCAATCCAACCTATTGAAATTGATGCCAATGTCAATCAACGTATTTCGATTGAACAACGTATAAAAGAACTTTCCAATAAAACACCGGAAGAAATAATTGACGAACTTAATCAAGAGATATTATTTGATTCTAAGAGCTAAGGAATCCGATGATTGGAAAGCCCGGATTCTTTTAGCTTGTCAGAATGATATTTTATTTTGGATTAAACATTTTTGTTGGACTAAAGACCCACGTCCGGGCATCACAAATATTATCCCATTTTTGCCTTATGAATTTCAGGAAGAATTAATCCTTAAAGTCAAATCTCAAATTGAAACTGGTAAAGATTTGCTGATTGAGAAATCCAGGGATATGGGCGTGACCTGGTGCTTTCTTTATGTTTTTATGTGGTTTTGGCTTTTCAAAGAGGGATATGATTTTCTTTTAGGTTCGCAAACACAGGACGACGTAGATCAATCGGGCAATCCTAAATCCTTATTCCCTCGTATTCGCATGAATCTACAGCGTCAACCAAAATGGATGTTGCCGGTAAATTATCAGGATAATTTCTTGAGATTAGTAAATTCTGAAAAAGAAAACACAATCGTTGGGGAAGCGAATACGGTTAGCTTTTCTCGACAGGGTAGATTCAGTGGAATCATGCTTGACGAATTTGCTTTTTGGAAAGAATCGGGTAGAAAAAATTCAGACGAACAAGCATGGATGGCAGCTGGCGATGCCTCGCCTTGTCGAATGGCAATTTCAACTCCAAATCCGAATGTCGGGAAAAACTGTTGTTTCTACAAAATTAAACAAAGCGAAATGGGAGCAATTGAACAAATCAAATTACATTGGAAACTCCATCCTTTAAAAACTCAGCAATGGTATGAAGAACAAAAAAAGCGCAGATCACCAGTTGAAATATCTGTTGAACTTGATATGGATTGGTCGGGTGCTGTATCTAATCGAGCCGCTGAAAATTGGAATCCGGCAATTCATATTCAGGAATATAAATGCAATGAAAATCTGCCTCTTGAATTATGCTGTGATTTTAATATTGATCCCATGTGCTGGTCAGTGGCACAAACGATCAAAGGCGAAACCTATACCTTCAAGGAATATAGCGAACGTACTACAATCACCGAAAATGTTATTCAGAAGTTTTGTAGAGATTTTATTTCACATAAAAATAAATTTGTTTATATTTATGGTGATCCTTCGGGTACGGCGGGGAATACAAAATCCCGTCGGTCGGATTATGATATTATCAAACATATTTTGAGAATAAATAAATGGGAATATATTGATCAAATACAAAGAAGTACACGCCATGCCGATCAAATTAATTATGCCAACAAGCGATTGCGGGATTGGGAAAATGATAATAAGGTTTGGGAGTTTATCGATCCTTCTTGTAAAAATCTTATTGAATCAATTGAGCAAACAAAACGAAAAGACGATGGGATTGATAAAGACGGTATGGAACATCATTTTCAGGCATGGGCATATCGAATCGAAAGCAAATCAAGAAAGTTAGGTGAAATAATCAAAAGGGCTTCATAATGCCAACCGATCCGATTTATAGCTCCATTGTAGAGCAGCGTAAAAAAAATGCGCAAGCAGTTAAATTTGCCAGGGATATGGCGATTGATTTCTACGAAGGCAGGCAAACTGCAGAGGATGAATATCTGCGCAAATGGGGCTTTGCAGAAGAGACTGCATTGCCGCGAGATTTCTCGACTCAACTTACAAAGCGGGTTATTGATAGATTAAGCATGGTTTACAAACGTCCACCGCAGCGTTTTCTTGTGTCTGAGTCCGGGGCGCCCTTAGATGAGAAGCAAGATGGTATTCAGCAATTTATGATTGACAATCCTGAATTCAATTTCCAGTGGAAAAAGTGCGAGCGGTATCATAATCTACTTAATAATTTTATCCTCAGATTTGCATACCATGAACAACGAAAGCAATGGTTCTTTTTTATTCATACTGATTACCTGCCGGATTTTGGCGAAATGGACGATCCTGAATTCAACAATCTGTATCCAATCGGTTATCATATTCAATTGCCTGAAGATATTTACGGCAAAACTCCAACCCGCAAAAAAGAGAAATGGCTTTTTATTTCAGACGATGAAATGTATTTCCATGATGAATTTGGTAATGCCGAACCGATGCCGGAACGTGA